CTCGTTTTGTTTTTCACTTTACTCGTAATGGACAGAAAAGTCAGATGGGGTTTCTAGTCGCGCTCATTGCAATGGTGATTGTGTTCGCCTTGATGCTTCCATTGATCGGGAGTATCTATTACGACACGCTTGCTGTACAGAAAGAAAGCAAAATGCAAATTGAGAGGATGGAGAGACTTCGCCAACAGCTAGAGCAAGACCGTAAAGATTTGGACAGAATGAAAAATGAGTCAAAATAAATTCTTGTGGTGTGTAATCGTCATATCCATTGCGGTGGTTCTTTTGCTCAGTGGATGTGAAGACAGATACAGATATGTTTGTCAGAACCCCGATAAGTTCGATCTTCCCGAATGCCAAAAGCCAAAGTGCTTATTTACGCAGACTTGTCCGGAGTATCTAGTCGCACCTATCTTGACAAACAAGATTGAACCGCCCAAAGTTGAAAAGGCCGATGATGACAAAAAGTAAATACACTCCCGAAGATTTAGAAGTCCGGATATGGGGCTTTGTGGTCGTGATGATTACCATCATTCTTTTCGGTATCGTTTTTGCACTTCTCTATAGTGTTACTTTTGTAGTACAACCTATCAAGAGTATGGCTCCGATAGATCAAGCCTACACAAAGATGCTGAACGACATTGTTCTTCTCATTGTTGGCGGTATTGGTGGCATCGTTGGCAAACGCGCTGTTGGGGCCGTTACCAATACAGTAAGCCCAACGCCTCCCGCTACAGTTTCAACGCCTTCTACGCCCGTTTCTGTGCCTTCTACGCCTATTCCTACGCCATCAAACGCTTTGCCCGTGTGGGTCAATCCACCCTTAGATGAAAGCTGGACACCCCCACCTCCCCCAAATACTCCACCCCAACATTTAGAAGCTGACTCAGTGCGAGAAGAAATCGCTGCTGCTCGGCATGAGGTGAAGAATGGTTAACCCATATCTCATCATTGGGGCGATGATTGCTGTGGGCGGTGCTTACGGTTATGGGCATCATGTTGGATGGGGTGATCGTGACGCTGAAATGCAAGTCGAGATCGCCAAAAAGAATGATGAAGCAAGAGAGAAAGAGCGTGAACTTGCCCAACAATTGAACGACCAATCAACCAAATTATCGGAGGCCAATAATGTCATCACTCAAAAACAGTCTAGTCTTGATCGTGCTATTCGTGATGGTCGGCTGCGGCTCCCGTCCACAAGTTGTGTACAAGCCACCACAAATGCCCCCACTCCCACCGGAGATAGCGCAAAAGAGAGAAGTGAACCTCAGCGACCGATTTATGAAACTACTGACTCCGACAGAGCAACCCTCCAAGCAATCGCCGAAATAGTGGCTCAAGGGGACAGAAACACAGCACAGCTAAATAGCTGCATTTCTGCTTACGAAAAAGCAATGGAGATCATCAATGGTAAATAGCGAACAACTAAAGAAACTCCACATTGGGGCTGAATGGGTCGATGCACTCAATGAGACCTTTGGCAGATTCAATATCTCCACCAAACGCCAACAAGCTGCCTTTATCGGGCAGTGCGGACATGAGTGCGGACACTTCAAGACATTGGAGGAGAACCTAAACTATCGCGCAGAAACGCTGATGAAGCTGTGGGCCAAACGATTTCCAACTATGGACATTGCCAACCAATATGCAAGAAACCCCAAAAAAATCGCCAACATGGTCTACGCTAGTCGTATGGGCAATCGTGATGAATCTAGTGGTGACGGGTATCGTTTCAGAGGTCGGGGCTGCATCCAACTTACTGGACACGCTAATTACTTCCATGCGGGACAAGCACTCGGAGTAGATTTCGTGATGGAACCCGATCTAGTCGCCACACCAAAATATGCGGCGTTAACAGCGGGTTGGTTTTGGTCTACACACGACTGCAACCGTCTCGCGGAAGAAGCGAATTGGACGGGTCTCACGAAAAAAATCAATGGCGGGACAATAGGGCTTGATGACAGAATAAACCACACCAATCAAGCCTTATCGGTCTTGTAACGCTTGACCATTCTAAGGATGGTCTCATGTGAGATAAAGCGGTGTTCGTTGAAGCACTCCCTTCGTCTGACAAGCATATTCTCAATCGTCTTAGTGTGTTGAACAAACGAGATTGCACCGCACTCGGGGCATTTCATACCGCTATTGTTTGTGCTTTTAGGATTCATTGAGGGCAAGCCAAACCATAAAACAGATGACAGAAATGGCTAGTGTGATTCCTAAGAATCCCAAACCAAAGATGATTAGAACGGTCTCAATCACAAACTCCCCTCATTTCCCAACCCAACAAAAAGTAATTCCATCTGCCCTGCATAGCGGGAACATCATACTTGTCGCCACTCATGGCTAAATCAGACTCTGTGTAGCCTTTGGAGGCCATCAACGCTGTAAAGACTTGTCTTGCTTTCATGTGTTCTTCTCCTCGGCGTAGCCGTTCTTTTGCTTGAGTTTGGCTTCAATGGCTGCAATGACCTTCTTGCCTTTTTGAGACACCGGGCCTGCACCACCATTCATGCCGTAGTAGTAACGCAAAGTGTCATCGGATAGGATTTCCTCATCCGTCAGCCCTACCCATGTGCGCTGTGGTGGGTGTGTGTTGCTATGTGGCGCATACTCAACAGCAACAACTTCAATGCCACCACCATGCAAACGCTTGATGATGCTCACGCAAGGAATATCGCCAGCTTTGCCCCAATCAACACCCCACGCCACAGGCTCTTGCTCAATCTCTTGCCCAAGCCTCTGAACCTCACGCATGGGGTCTGCCAATCGTGCTTTGAGTGCGGTGATTTCATTCTCATAATCACCATTCGGTGAGTTGGCACACTCCAACGCCTCAAGTGCCATTGCCATTGCTTCTTTGTCAGTCATGCTTGTCCCCTTGCTTCAAGTATTCCAGTACATTGCCAGCAGAACACCACCTATCCCTGTCTTCCCTCAGTCTAATTATTTCCACTCCGCACCATTCCAGTGCCTCTACTAATTTCTTATGGTCAAGTTCGTTAATCGGAACACCATACCAAGTAGAAAATTTATTCATCTTTGCCCCCTTGCTCTAATTGCAGTGGCACATTCATTGCCATAAGCCGAATCTTCGGTTGCCATACCATTTGCTGGTGTGTCCCACAATGTTTCACACACCTTTGCACACGCCTCACGCTCTTTCTCTGCTACCAGTTTGGCAAAGTGATAGCGTGTATACATCTCACCATCTTTGATTGACTCTTTCATAGCCTGTTGCCACATAGTGTCGATTTCGTCTTGTGTCATGGTTTCCAATCCTCATACCAACCATCAACATACATATCATGAAATCCCCATGCAAATAGCCATGTCCAACTAAGTGCAGCATCTCGGGGATAGTTAATCTTTGCCATCATGAGGCAAAGTTCTTTACTCGGAGGTGGTGCTTTCATTTTGTTTTGAGTCCTCTTATGTACACAGTAAACGACTGAATCGTGTCTTTGCCAAACGCTAGAGTGCATTTCTCAATGTGTTGGGCGACTTCTTCAATCACTTCATTTCGCGCATTGTTTTCAGCGTATCGGATTATTTGGTGCTTGCGCGACCCTTGAAGACCCCAATCGCCTTGTCTGCGACTGAGTTCTTCAAACGCTTCATCTTCCGGACTCAAAACCCAATGTCCTCATCGTTATCGGCTGGCAAACCTTTATGCTCTTTGGGCTTTGGGTCATTCATGTATGCCCAACCGTCCCACCCCGCATAGATGGGCATTACATCGAGTTTCAGCATAGGGCCATTCTTTGTTTCGATAACCGACCCGATGCGGATGTATCGTTTCTTTTCTTCGCCCTTTGCGTTTGTGTAAGAACCCGCAACGACTGTAATTTCTTTAAGCAGTGCCATTTTTTTCTTTCAAAAGTAAGTTGATTTTTGTGTCAAGATCAGCGAGAAACTTCACCACTTCGGCATCCATTTCACTGATTAACTTCTCGTCTCTCTCGACTCGTTTGGTGAACATTTCCAACCCCTTTAGTCTCGGGTCAAAGGAAACGAAATCACACCATTCTTTTCCCGTACATCTAAGCTGAAACTGAATTTGCTTGATGTACTTTGAGGGCACTGTTTTGGATAGCAGAGTGTCGATGTGGGTGGATGTGTTGGGACACTTGATCTCGATGATTCCATTGCCCACAATCCCATCGGGTGAGGCTCCTGCCATTTCAATGTCCGGATGACTGATAAACCCCACTTGCTCAACAAGCACCGAGTTCACCATTTCGTAGTGCGCTCGGGCCAATGGCTCGGTCTCTGTTCCCCACTGCATAGCCGCATTAGTGAAGGAATCAGCCTTCTCACCCGTCAACCGTTCGCAAATGAGTTGGGCCATGTAATCGTCCCGTGACGCACCATACCCACCCGTCTTTAGCTTTGCCATCACATCTGAGACGCGAGAGGCCGTCACTCGGCCCAATCGGGCTTTTATCCATGCTTCGCTACCTTGTTCCATTACAGACTCGCTTTCTTCAAGTCTTTGGCAACGATGATGGCATTCTTAGCTGCGGCATCGTGTCCGGCAATCTTGATGGCCTCAAAGTAAGCTAACTTCAATTCATCCTCTGTGGTGGCGGCATCAATGGAAGCGATTAAAGGGTCAATTAAAACGGTCTTTGACGCGACTGAATGGGTATGGGCATCTGCATCGTTGTCGGCCTCTGTGGGGATGCTAAAGGCTTGAAAGGCTGCATACTTGTACGCTGCTGACATGGCCTTATTAGTGGCTTTGTCTCCGCTGTCCATTGCTTCGCCAAAGGTTTTGACGGTGTGCTTTGACCCATCGTCTGCTGAGACAAAATCAAACTCAACCTCAACAGTCACATAGAACAGTGCGCCACCCGACTTGCTAGACCGTTCAACACATTCACGGGTAAGAACACGGGGCAGAATGCAAAGGCTGTGCTTTGCCAATAGGGGCGCAATGGCGTTATACACATCGTCAATGCCCCTAAAGTTATATCCGCTGCCCTGCATATTCCTACGGTCTTTTGTGATGCCAACAGAGGATAATTCTGATTGAACAGCGTTAATGGCTTTATAAACTTTCATTTGGATTCCTTTGCAATGAGTTCAGTTTGAAGGGTTTTGATTTCGTCACGGGCGTTATCAATGTGGTTGACCAATACACGAATGTGGCCTTCCAACATCTGAATGCGGTACAGCAGCTTTGCGACTTGATCGGCATCGCCTTCGCGGTACAAAGTCTCTGAGGTTTGTTTGACAGAGTTGATGATGTAATCAGCGTCCATTACGGTCTCCAAATAAAACAGTCAAGAGCAAGCACGATAAGCCCGATGAGGCTCACCACACGCACTACCTTATCGGCTAGTGTCAATTGCGCTACATGAATCTCAATGCAAGCCCCGTTCTCCATTGAGTTGGGGAATGCTTCGTTAAATGTGCGGGGGAATTTGGTTCTGTTAAGCATGGAAGTCCTCCAACATGGTGATATGGTGTTTCTTGATCTGTGCATAGATTGATGCTTGATCGGCTGCTGTCAGTTCATAGGTGACCTCAGTACCTGCAGGTTCAGACTCAAACGCCTCAACCGTATATGCAAACCAATCGTAGGTTTCTGAAAGACCGACAGACTGATCTTCTTCAAAGTAGTCGTACTCGACCGTGAGATAACCGTAGTCGATGCTGTGGACTTCGGTGGTGTAGGATAGGTTTCTCATGTGTTTCCTCAAAAAGACCCTATGCGATGTGCTGGGGAATAGAGTTATTCTCGTTGCTAAATGTAGCAATCCAATGTAGTGGAAACCCTAATGTGCAAAAATACAACATCTAGCACAATGAATCATGTTTCCTCATTGCTTCCCATCTGAAAAGCAGTATCGTGAATGGGTCGGTTACGCCAAAATCGTAGCTGAACCCGTCCATATCTGTGAGGACTGCACAAAGGATTTTCAGAAAGAAATGCTCTTAGAAGAACGGTGCAAACCCTCACCGAAATGGTGGATAGGAAAAAAAGAAGTTGCATCGGATGTAAAGATTGATGTAAGATAAAATTTGGAACACGGCTAGATGTGGGTTGATCTCCACATTGAAAAGGGTTACACCTTCCCCTGCCGCAGTTCTCTTTCAAAGGTGGGAAAAAGGTAAAAAATGCACTCGTTCCAATTCCATATTGGCGACTACAAGTCGCACACACACCATCTGTCGTTGATAGAAGATTTGGCTTTTCGCCGACTTCTCGACCACTACTATCTGCACGAAGTACCCATCAAACAGCGCGACATTGCCCGTTTAATAGGCATGAGAGACCATGAACAAGAGGTCTTGACAGTGTTGGATGAGTTCTTCATTTCCACCGAGCAAGGTTATGTAAACCCCCGCGCCGATGAGGAAATTTCCAAATTCCGCAAGTTCATTGAGGATGGGAAAAAGGGTGCTGCAATGCGGTGGCATAAGCCCCCCATTAGGGAGGCTGATAGCCCCCCTATTGCCACCCCATTAGCAACCAATAACCATAAACCAATAACCAATAACCAAAAGAATACAGCAACTGTCGTTGCAACGCCTACCGGCGTTTCTGATTCTGTTTGGCAAGACTTCAAAACCTTACGCAAAGCAAAGAAGGCTCCCATCACCCAACGGGCCATTGATGGCATCAAAGCCGAAGCGGACAAGGCGGGTTGGTCGATGGAGCAAGCATTGTCGGAATGCTGTGTTCGCGGTTGGCAAGCCTTTAAAGCCGAATGGGTTGCACCAAAGCCGACATTTGCTGACATTGCCAAAGTCACAGTGCCGAGCAAGACTGAGCGAGACCCCGCACTTGTCAAGCTGGACGAAGATAAGGTACGAACGGGGCCACCTCCGGCTGACATACGAGCAAAGATCATGGACGCACTGAAAGGGAAGGTGGTATGAATGAGTTGGCTTTATTCGCGGGTGCTGGTGGAGGAATACTTGGGGGAAAACTTCTCGGATGGCGAACAGTCTGCGCCGTTGAATGGGAACCCTATCCAGCAAGCGTATTGCTCGCCCGACAAAATGATGGAAGTCTCCCGCCTTTCCCGATTTGGGATGACATTCAAACCTTTGACGGCAAGCCGTGGAGAGGAATTGTTGATGTTGTATCGGGCGGATTTCCATGCCAAGACATTAGTTCAGCCGGAAAAGGCGCAGGAATTGATGGAGAACGAAGCGGGATGTGGGGAGAAATGGCGCGGGTCATTTGCGAAGTACGACCCCGATTCGTCTTTGTGGAGAACTCACCAATGCTCACTTCTCGGGGGCTTGGACGAGTTCTCGGAGACTTGGCCTCAATGGGGTTTGATGCGCGATGGGGAGTGTTGGGAGCAGGAGACATTGGCGCACCACATCAAAGGAACAGAATCTGGCTCGTGGCTACCAACACCTCTAACATCGGATTACAAAAAAATAACGAAGAACAAGGAATATCACCTAAAAAGAAATTTCGATCTGCCGAACAAATTAGTACAGATTGGGCATCCCCCTTCCAAGAATGGGGGATGGGGATGGTTCCACCCAGTCTTATCAGAGTCGATGATGGGATGGCCGACCGGGTGGACAGAGTTAAAGCCATTGGAAATGGACAAGTCCCATTGTGTGCCGCAACAGCATGGAGAATCTTGAATGACTAAGCAACAAGCACACGCACTGCTCAACTTTGTGAAGTTGGGGTTTGCAATCCCCACATGGAGAATCAACAAAGCACTGACCATCACGGGGGACTTGAATGCTCAACGAGTTAGCCGACCACTATGCCACTCTTGCGATGACGAAGGGATGGACAGAGTACGCACGCCATCGGGTGAAGGAACTACGCGATTCGAGCGATATGTGGAAAGAATTACCCCGCATGGTGAAGGAGCGCATTGATGGACATAAAAACGCCGAGAGGGAGAGAATCGCTCAAAGCGGAGGCCCGAGCAATGGCGATATTCGCTAAACACTTTCC